AGATGATTAAGTTGCTCTTTGGTGTGACAGTAAGCGTGTTGCTGATCGTGTTGGCAGCTAACCTGGTTGCGTTTCTGATGCCTGTGTTGACTCATTGGATTGTGACAGTTATCTTTTTGACCTTGTTTGGTTTATTGGCCGTTCGTGTTTATGGAGGCAGTGAGTAGTGAGCGAAAGTATTAGACCAGAATCGGCGGAGCGCGTTCGTGACTTCTACCGCAATCAAGGAGCAGACCGGGAGCGTGAACGAATCATCGAGATTCTTGAAACTCAACTCAGCTGCACTTGTGAATATCCTATAAGTCATGCAATCAAACTAATCAAGGAAGGTATCAAATGAGCGACTGGCAAGACGATGACGAGGTAACAACAAACTTTAGAACCATCAAGATGGCGGCTAAAGAAAACTTTGATGTAGGCATCCAAGCCGAACGCATGAGGATTGTGAAAATGCTTGACGAGTTCACTTTTGGCGGGCTGGTTGTAGTGCCCTTGGAGCAGTTGCTAAATGAAATCTTGAAAGTTGACGGCGATGCCTGATCTGACCAAGCGAGAATCTATTTTCTTTATTGCTTTTGCTCTTGGAGCTCTTGGTGTTCTAATCATGACCTTGGTGCTCTGGGCCGGAACTCAGCAGACTTGCTGGAGTAAATATGACTCTGAACAAGCTGCAATTGAGGCCTGCGAACAATGAAACGGATCAACATCAACCACCCCTTGCTGCCTTACCCTCAAAGGCTGACAGTCACCGATGCAATCTACACTTGGAGGGTTAATCAGATGGAGCGGATGGCTGCCCTGCGAGCTGAACTGCAAGCCCGGCAAGTGCAACTAAACGCTCAAACAGAGCAGGCCGATAGCATAGAGATTATGCGGTTGAACACTGGTTTCTCAAAAGCCAGATGCCATTCAATCGTGACCGGTGCGGCCGAACTTGACGACTTTGTTGTTCGTGGCGGTTACAGAAGTAATAGCGGAAGGTTTAAGGGATGATTTGTATTCAATGCCCAGATGGCTGTCAGTGTAAGCGTGTCAGGGCTATAAATATATTTAGTGCAGACTACAAGGCTGGAGTGGTTGCAGGCAGGTCGGCTGAAGGCACACGCACCACCGATGCTTTGATTGAACTTGAAAGGGCCGCAGTCATATCTAACGCTCAAATGCAGGCAATTTTGGATCTGATTCTTGAAAAACTTACCGATGCGATGGATATTGACTGATGTTTGAATTGGGGGTTGCTGTAGCTTTTGGTTTCTTCATTTCTATCCTTGCTCTGGTTTGTCTGAGTGCGCTTGTAGCATTTATTGCGGAGTCCAGTTATGTTGATGAGGTGCACACGGATGATGACTAGAGCAATTGAAGAAGCGGTCGAGTTGCTGCGCGATGAGAACCTGATTTGGAGTTATGACATTCAAAACATCAAGGGCGATATCGTTGCCTTACTTTTGGTGTCTGCAGCTCAAGACGGCCTAATGCAAACGCTGGCCGACAATCTTGCTAAAAAGATTTGCCACTTCGAAGAAGAACGGCATGTTGCAACTTACGATCTTGATTTGGAAACGCGCGGCGATGCTTGAAGATCTTGTCATACCGACAAGGCAGACAACTTGTCGCGTAAGAACTCTGAGTCTCGAGCTGCCTGAAAAGGATAAGCCAATCTTTGAGCAGGCCGTCATGAACCCGGAGTGGCCTTGTAAAACTTTGAGCAACGAGTTGTTGAAACGCGAAGTAAAAATTAGCGACACTGCAATCAAACATCACAGAGAGAAGCGTTGCTCATGTTGGAAGACTTAGTTACCCCTGCACCAAAGATTGTTCCACCTGAAGGCTGGAGTCCATCAGTCGTGTTTGATGGTAATGGCGGTGAGGCGACCCTGCCTGCCACTCCGAGCGACACCCCAGCTGATGTCGAGGGTTTTCTTACTGAAGCCGGGATTGACATCTCGCAGATTGAGATAATCGGTGAACCTCGTATCTCGCGCTGGCAAGTTGCTCGGCCGTTTCCCCTAGAGCCGATGTGGATGACCGCGGTTCGTATTCGCTGGAGGAAGCGTGGAGCTGTAAAAGATTTGCCGTTACTTTACTCGCTGGCAAAGAAAACAATACCTCCAATTGTGAAACCGGTCAGCTCAGGTAAGGCTTTGGTTGTTTTGTGGAGTGATCTGCAAGTTGGCAAAGTTGACCATCGTGGTGGCATTGAGGCGATGATTCAGCGTGTAACTGAAACTCAGGCGAGGTTGCTGCAGCTTGTAAAGAAAACTAAACCGGAGCGGATTGTGTTTTGCGATGTTGGAGATATGATTGAAAACTTTAGCAATGTCGCCGACCTGAACCAGCTCGCAACAAATGATTTGTCACTCATGAATCAGATCGACCTCGCCACATCTCTGGCTTGGGAGACTCTAAAAATGTTGAGCAAGTACGCGCCAATAACTTATCTCTCTGTCGGAAGCAATCACTGTCAGTTTCGAATCAACAAGCAGCGAGTCGGATCTGCGACCGACGATTGGGGAATCCACATTGGTCGAACTCTTGCTCGCCTGAGTAAAGAAGTCGGGTTGGACATATCTTTTCATGAACCTGCAAAGCATGACGAGTCGCTTGCCTACGATGTTTTTCAAGACTCTTTTCATATTCTTGGGATGGTTCACGGCCATCAAGCTAACAACCCGAACATGATTCCCGATTGGTGGAAGAAGCAATCATTCGGTAAGCAAGCCGTAACAGCTGCAACAGTTTTAGTGACCGGCCACTTCCACCACTTACGCGTTCAAGAGCTCGGATCAACAAACAGAGGCACATCACGCTTTTGGGTTCAAAGCTCCACGCTTGATAACGGCAGCAATTGGTGGCGATTGAACTCAGGCGAGGACAGCCAGCCGGGCTTAGTCTGTTTCGAACTTCAAAAAGGTTTAGACTTTACTGGAACAGTTTGGAAAATTTAGGGGCTGGGATGGTTTCGACAGTTTGTAAAGCCACAAGTGGAAGCAGACTGGACTCGAGTTCGACTCTCGACAGCTCCACTCGGCGGGTAGCTCAGTTGGTAAGAGCGGTGCAACTCGATCGCATAGGTCGCAGGTTCGATTCCTGGCCCGCCACGAAAGAAGAGCGCTAATGCCAACCCATTTGTTTTATTGCGATAACTGTGAAACTGAAAAGCAGATCACCATTCAAATCACCGAAGAACTTGAGCCGCCGTACTGTCACAACTGTGAGCAAGACATGACCAGACAATTTGGTGTCGGAGCTATACGCTTTATCGGATCGGGTTGGGCCACCAATGATTCGTGAAACCTGCTCATGCGGAGCTGAGTTTGAAACTGACGACCGTGAAGCCATCGAACTAGTAAAGGCTTGGCGTAAAGCACACAAGCATTCAGAGCGGCCAACAGAACGCGACACAAGCGCCATACAAGTGCAAGGCGATAATACTGTCGCATTAGGTTTTCAAGCCCTCTACGACCAATATAACGACCCGCTGGATGAATGATGAGCCGATTCCCGAAGCCCTGCCTTGTCTGCAACATCCTTACCACCGGAGCCAGTTATTGCTCAGTACATCAGCTCGCCGTTGATCAACGCGAAAAGCAAAGACAAGCGATGCGCAAGCGTGGCCGAACTCTATACACCGATTCAAACTATCGGCGTATCCGGGCCTATCTCAAAGCCACCGCAACCCACTGCCACCTCTGCAAGCAGGCCTTTATCAACCGCAACGACATCACCGCCGACCATCTAATCCCCGGCGACCCTAACAGCCCCCTAGACGCCGCACACGCGCTCTGCAACTCCCGCCGCGGTAACAAACCCCTAACCTAAACAAAAGCCCTACACAGGCCGACAGCGGGCCAAACAGGCAAGGGGTCAAAGAGGGGGGGACTAAATTTTGTTTTAGCGTTTCATTCCTACACCCCGCACCCAAGGTTTGACACGGCTTCGCGTAATTTTGGCTTTTATTTTCGGTAGGCTGAGTTCATGGATCTTTGGTCGTTCGCGCTTGCTGCCGGTGGACTTATTCAATTGTGGTTGTCGGGCAATAAAGCTAGGGTTGGATTTGTTGTTGGCGGTTTCACAAGCCTTGGCTGGTTTGTTTACGGCTGGCAATCAGGACAGTTTGGTTTTATTGTTTCTGCGGTTATCTTTTGTTTTGTTCATGTTCGTAATTATGTTAGGTGGAGTAAGTGAAGCTTGAAACTGTTTCGATTGACGATTTGGATTTGGATCCGCAGAATGCTCGCAAGCATGATGACAAGAACTTGAAGGCTATTGCTGATTCGTTGCAGCAGTTTGGTCAACGCAAGCCGATTGTTGTTTGGGGTAAGACTGTGGTTGCTGGTAATGGAACTTTGGTTGCTGCGCGCAGTTTGGGTTGGGACAAGATTAGCGTTGTTTATGTTCCTGAAGCTTGGAGTGCCGATCAGGTGAAGGCTTATGCGTTGGCTGATAATCGTTCGGCTGAGTTGGCTGAGTGGGATGACAAGGTTTTGGCTTCGCAGTTGTTGGAGCTTGATGAGGCTGGTTTCGATATTTCGACTTTGGGTTTTGAGTTGCCGGTTGCCGAGTTAAGTGATGTTGTTGAGGATGAGATTCCTGAGGTTGTTGAAGTCCGAGCCAAGTTGGGTCAGGTTTGGGCTTTGGGTAATCACCGTCTTATGTGTGGCGATTCGACCAGGATGGTTGACGGTAAAAAATTGATGAATGGTGAGCTGGCTACAATGGTGTTCACTGATCCGCCTTATAACACTGGTATGAGTTCTAAGACTAATTCGGCTGGCAATATTCTTTCGCATATGTTTGATGATGATTACACCGATTTTGAGTGGCAGAACTTGTTGGCTGGTTTCACGAATGTTATGGGCAACTTTGTGAAGAAGGATGCTGCCATGTATATCTGTTTTGCTTGGAAGCGTAATCATGAGTTGTTGCCTTATTTGTTGAAGTCTTTCAAGTTGGCAAACATCATTATTTGGGACAAGATTGTTCAGGGTATGGGCTGGGATTACCAGTACAGTTATGAGCTTGTGAACTTGGTTACTAGTGGCGAGCCTGTGTTCAACCCGAATGCTTTGGCTGAGGGCAAGGTTGAGATTGATGAGAAGCCTATAAGTTATCCGGAGACTTATGAGATTATCAATGTTTTGAAAACTGGGAAGCCGAACATTAACTCGCATCAGGGTGATGAGCAGGAGTTTCAGGATGTCTGGCATATTCAGCGTGTGATGGGTAGGAACGATATGCACGCGACAGCTAAGCCTTTGGCTTTATGTGGTCGTGCGATCCGTCATGCTTCTAGGCAGGGTGAGATTGTTTTGGATCTGTTTGGTGGTTCTGGTTCTACTTTGATTGCTGCCGAGCAGTTGGGTCGTGTCTGTTACATGATGGAGTTTGACCCGAAGTATGTTGACACTATTATTTCTCGTTGGGAAAAGTTGACAGGTAAAACTGCCGAGTTGATTAAGGACTAATTATGCCCGCTGGTAGGCCGAGTAAGCCGACTGAGGTAAAGCGTAAGTTAGGCAATCCGGGTCGCAGGCCGTTGCCTAATCAATCTGAGATTCAAATTTTTGAGCCGGTGTCTAACTTGCCTGAGCCTTATCGGCCCCTGCTTAAGTATGGGCGGGAGTTCTGGGATAAGGTTTGGTCGAATGGCTTGCAGTGGATCAGTGTGAATACTGATTCGGAGTTGTTGCTGATGACTTGTGAGCTGGTTGATGAACGCTGGAATCTTCGAGTTCGAGTTATGCAGTCTAATGATTGGCGTGAGCGTAGAGCGTTGCGCGAGCTGGATGATCGTATTATTCGTAATTTGAGCTTGATGGGTTTTACTCCTGCCGATCGAAGCAAGTTGGGGGTTGCTGAAGTGAAAGCGATTTCTAAGATGGAAGCGTTGAAGCGTAGAGCTGATGAGCGCAGATAAGAGTTGGCCCCCAGCTTGGGTGACTCCGAGCACTTTGGAGTTTGGAAGTCGTGGCGATGATGCCGTTGATTTTATTAATACTTTTGTGACGCTTACTAAGGACTCGGTTGCTGGGACTGCGGGGCAGGCGATTCGCTTGAGGCCTTGGCAGGAGCAATTACTTGCTGAAACTTTGGAGGTTGATGAGCAGGGTTTGTTTAAGAAGCGTACGGCCCTTTGGGGCAAGGCAAGAAAGAACGGCAAGAGTGCGCTAATGACCGGGCTTGGCCTTTGGTTTCTGATTAATGGTGATGAGGGTGGTGAGGTTTATTCTTGTGCCGCTGAAAAGGAGCAGGCACGTATTACTTTTGGTGATGCTCGTAAAATTATTGAGCGTGAGCCTGAGCTGGCATCTATCTGCAACATTTACCGTGATGTTATTGAAGTTCCATCTACTGGCAGTATTTGGCGAGTGTTGTCTGCTGAGGCTTACTCAAAAGAGGGTCTAAATGCCAGCGCAGTTTTGTTCGATGAGGTTCATGCTCTGAAGGATAGGACGATGTGGGATGTAATGCAGCTCTCGATGGCTTCGCGCCGTCAGCCGATCATGTTGGCGACAACGACCTGCGGGGTAAAATCTGATTCGACCGGTCAAGATTCAACTGCCTACCAGCTTTACCAATATGGCCAAAAGGTCGCGCGAGGTGAAATTGTCGACCCGAGTTTTTATATGGCTTGGTGGGAAGCACCTCTAGACGCGGATCACAAAAGCGAGGCGACTTGGATTGCCGCTAACCCGGGTTATGGCGACTTGAACTCTAAAGCCGATTTTGAGTCGATGGTCAAAAGAACACCTGAGTCCGAGTTTAGAACTAAGCGTTGCAATCAATGGGTGAGCTCACAGAATGCTTGGCTGCCAGCTGGAGTTTGGGAATCGTTGCAGGCCGATATTGTTGTCGATGATTATGCTGAAGTTGTTTTGGGTGTTGACGGTTCGTTCAATGGTGACACGACTGCAATCGTAGCGGTGTCTGTGCCAAAGTCTAAGGATGAAATACCTCATGTTTGGTTAGTCAAGGCTTGGGAAAAGCAGGCCAGCGATGCTGATGATTGGCGTGTAGACACTTTGGAAGTTGAGCAAACCATAATCGATTTCTGTCAGCAACATCCAAATACTAAAGAGATTGCTTTTGACCCTTTTCGATGGCAGCGGACGATGCAGGCTTTAATGGATCTTGGCTTGCCAATTGTGGAATACCCATCGACCTCTGCTCGCCGAATGGTGGCGGGCTGCGCCAAGGTTTACGACTCTGTAACTGAAGCAACTTTGACTCATGATGGCGATCCTTTGTTGGCTCGGCACATCGATAACTGCAAGCTCAAGATTGATAACCTTGGCCCGAGGATTGTCAAAGAGTCCCGAGCTTCCTCTCGCCGTATTGACGCTGCGGTCGCTTTTGTGATTGCCTATGATAGAGCAACAAGTAAACTAGAAACAATGGCCTTGCCAGAGTTTTTTCAGTTCTAAGGATGAGTTTGTTACCTACGATTTTGCAGGCTGTTGGTGTGGCAGTTATTTCTGTTGCTGCAGGTTTAGTGTTTATTCCTGCTGGCGTTTTGTTTGCTGGGGTTGGCGTGTTG